TCTGATGCTTTGAATGTTTGTGTTACTCCAGTTTTTCTTGTTGAATCATACGTAACATTTGTCATTTCAAATGACATACGAGGTAATGTTATTTGAACTGGTTTATTCAAATCTGCTTGCTGCTCCAATCTTGCTAAGAATTTTTGTGAAGGTCCGTATGCAAGTGGAACTTTCATTTCACTATAAGTACCACCATCTTTATCATCATGTCTGATGTAAATTGCATTAAATAATGTTCCAAACGAAATTATCGTTTTTCTAATTATTTGATGGTAGTAGTAAGTTCCTAACATTAAAATGTACCAAAAGGATTTGATTCAGAGAAATCTATAATATCATCAGCCTCTGATTCTATTTCGTCATTCTTATCATATTTATCAACAAACTCAGCAGATTCTACAAAATCAACAGTAAATCTGGCATCTGAAGTAGATCCTATGGCAACATCACCTGAAACAAAAGTGCCATCTGTAGTTCCTAATTTTAAAATATTATTGCTTGTATTCCATGATTTAACTCTGCCTTTTGCTCCAGAGATGCTTCCAGTAACCAATTCATTAAAGACATAAGTCCCTATTCCTGTGATCACCGGTGGTGGAGAAACGGTTGCGATTCCAGTTCCGGAAGTATAACCGATACCAGCATCTTCTAATAAAACTTGTGTAACAAATCCATCAGTGCTTATACTAACTCTACCCACTGCAGTTCCAACACCTGATGTAGGTGTATTGAAAAATAAAGTTGGTTCAGTCGCATAACCACTTCCACTTGAAGCTATGCTTATTGCACCAATACCTGCAGAATCAGTTACAATAACAGCTGTTGCAGCAGCACCAACACCATATGATGTTGATCCAACACCAGTGATAGTGGAGGAAGCACTTACAATTGTCACTGTTGGTGTTTCTGTGTATCCAGAGCCAGGATTTGTAATTAATATTTCTTTAACAGATTGTGCTCCTGCTATTGATGTTGTGATAGCTACTGCTGTTGCATTTATTCCACCTGCAGGTGCAGTTGATATTGATACAGTTGGTATTTTTGAATAATCATATCCATCATTGTTTAATATAATTTTACGGACATAACCTGTCGTTGTTCCAATTCCAACTTCAGCAGTTGAACCTACTGAAATTAGTTGTAATGTTGTAATGTAACCTTGATCTTGTAAAGTATCATCAATCATCTCTGTAGTTCTAGTTAATTCATTCCAACCACCTATTTCATCCTGTAGTTCAAATAGTTCACACTTCAATTGATATACGTAATTTTTACCTAGTTGATAAAAAGGATCTTCATGCTCTACAAATTTTATTTCAAATAATCTCTTTCCAAGAGGGAAAAATATTAAATCACCCTCTCTTGGTCTTGTAGACACTTCAATTTCGTCAGCTGGTAAACTACCTAAAAATGGAGAAATAAAATCTTCAAACCTCTCTCTTGATATTGTAACTGTAAGTTCATCTTTCAAACTCATACCAAATTTTGTTAATACGTCTCCAGCACCAGAATAACCCTCGTATGTATTGATATATGCTTCAATTAGAAAGTTGTCAGTAAATGATGATGACTGAATTTCAGTTAATATTTGATCTTTTTTTACTATTTTACGTGGCAAATATACAACTTCAATTCCATAAATTGTAAGTTGCTCATTTATGAGATTTTGAACTAGTCTCTGCTCACTTTGAGACCCTTGTAAAAAGAAAGGATTTAAAGCCATTATCCAACGAAATCGAGAGGTGGAACTTCATACTCAAGCATCATTCTTTGCCTTATATTTTCAATTTCTCTTTCAGCATCTTCATATATCTCTCTACCATTCAACTCGATACCACCTGGTAATTTAACACCCTTAAATTTAATTAAATTCATTCCCCATTGTCTTTTTATTAATGCCGTAAGATATAATTTTAAAAATGGGTCATTAAATACTTTTGTGAACTCAGTTGGATCAAGAGCACGATAACAATCAATTATTAAATATGAATCAACCTCTTGTGCTTTCCAATCTATATCTAAGTATAATCTATTTTGTCTTTTATTAAATCTTATTTGTTTATCTGTGGTGAGAAGAAAATCTATATCTTCAAGATAAGTTTTTGTCATGGAATATTGTAGTAAATCAACAGAATTAAAACGATACAAATCATTTAAAAATAATTGATACTTAATACTAAACATGCCACCAGAGATGGTGCTTGAATCAAATTTAAATATTTTTTCTATTCCAACAACAGCATCAGGAACTTGTATAAAATTTGATGTTTCATAAAAATTAGAAGTTATAGTGCCTAAACCACTCACATTTGTTGACTCACCAGTAGTTGTAACGATACCAACACCATTTGTATTTGCTGCTTTTCCTCTATCTAAATCTTCTTGTGTCAATTGATATTTTAAGAACATTCTCTCGACACCATCATAATGCCTCTCATTGAAGAGTTGTAAGGCATCATCGATTAAATCATCTACTTGATCATCATCCACATTTATTTCAAGAACAGGAGCTCCTAATTTTCTAAAACAATAATCAATTAATCCTTGTCTTGTGCTTGGTTTTGCCATCAGAAAGATCCTCCATCTAAAGATGTAATATCACCAGTAAAGGTCACAACACCAGTTGTTGCTGTTATAATACCAGATTCAACTTTAATTCTATTTAAGGTAGTTATACCACTTACATTTAATTCACCTACATCTCCTAGATCTGTAGCAACAACTCCTGACAATTGACTTCCATCACCTAGATAGGTTACAACTCCAGATGTTGATGAAACAATACCATTTGCAACTGTGATTATTCCAAGGGTTGTTACACCAGATACAGATAATTGTGTTACAGAAGCTATGCCACCAATGACATTAGTAGCATTATCAGATTGTTGAGGATTTACCGACGGTGCTGTCGTTAAAACTTTTATTGCAGGAGTTGGTCCTACTTGTGCATTAATTTCTGACATTATCTTGTAACCCCCTCTCTTACTAATGCAGAACCCTCAACAACTCTAGTTTTTGTGTTTCCTATAGTTACAACTATGTCATACACATATCTACCAGGTTTTATATTAACCGTTTCAGTCGATGCTAGTCCAACTAAAATTTTTCCACTTGTTGCATCACTTATTGAAGAGGTAAAGGTTGTCACACCTGAACTACCTGCATGTTTTCTCATTTGAGCTTCTACAGAGTAACCAGTTAAATTAAATGCTGAACTATCCACTGTATTTCCTAGTTCAAATGTTTGGCTGAAAGTTGACCCAGCGTTTATAACTAGATTTGATACATATACTGCTGACATCTACTTTTATAATAATCCTAGTTATATTTAGTTTTTATTAAGACTATTAATAATTTGAGACAATGCATCTTTTATATCTTCAATGTCACTCTTCATTTTACTTAATTCTCTCTCTTTTTTGCTGTCTCTCCTTTTTAACTTCAAGTATTTTTCATATTCATTATTATCCATGTTAATGATAGCACCTGTTTTTTCATCTCTAAAAAGATTTGAATGTCCCTCTACTTTGATCATCTTACTGCTAAACTCCTTAGTTCTTTAATTCTTGGTGACTCTGCTTGGTTTGAACTAGACATAACTATTTTTATAGTATATCCAATAAATTCATCTAAATTGTCTGCAGTAAATTGATATTCTGAAAACTGATTAAATCTATTTGCTGGAACAAATGCGTCTGGTCTTCCATCATTTTTAGTTGGATCGACAACTAAATTACCAAATCCATCATCAGGATCAACATTTGTTAAATTTTTATAACCAGGAAATAATTCAAATGACTGTGATGCATCATCAGAATCTATTCTATTTAAACTATACAACACTCTAAAATCAGAAGAGGCAGGTCTATTTGCACTCAAAATGACTTTAAGTGATGTTGCCGGTTTTGATAATCTAATTGTATTTGAAACGTAAGCAGCTGCATGAGGATCATTTAATATTGAATTAACTTCACCGTTCGTATCATAATTATCAAGTCCAATAGGTCTATTAATTCTACTTATATACAATTCAACATTGGGATTTTGTGACAATGAAATTGATGGTGATAAATTAGGATTATTTGACGTTAGATTCAAAAGTAGTGTAAATGATTTATTTTCAGATAAACTATTTAAATACTGATTCTCATTTAACTTGGATGCTATCATGCGAACACTGTCTAATGAATTTAAATTATTAATTGAGACAGACTCATAACCTAAATCCTCAAATGATGCTTCATTACCATCCACACTTGAACCTGATATAGTTCTAATTGATGCATTAATATCTGTTGTTGCACCATCAACTCCCACAGGAGTATTAATTATAATATTTGGTTTGATTGCATTAAATAAAATGTTCCCACTTGATTTTACAATTTCTCCACCTGTAGATTGATCTGAATTGAAAGATAGTTGTGGGAAATTAAATGTATCAGTAGATCTGTCTTTACCATTTTTAGATCTATCAAACTCTATAAAATGACTATCTAATTCTATATTATTTTCATTGATGTTTAAGTCATTTCTTGCCAATCTTCTAATTGAAACACCATTTAATTCATATTTTGTAACTAAAGAATTTGTATTATGACTTATTGTTAATGTATTATCAACTCCTCTTCCATCAGAACCAGAGGCAATATTTAATTCACCAACACCAACACCATCATATCCAATAATTTCATTGCCTATTTGTACATAACCTGTATTGATACCACTAACTAAAGCTCCCTCAAAGTTAGCAAATACTGAAGTGCTTGCAACACTTATTTTACTAGATTCACTGCTCGACAATGTTGCACTTAATTCTGATGGAACTGAATCACCGGTAATATCTTTCAAACCTACTTTATTAGTATTAGAATACATATCATGACCAGCATGTCTGACCTTAAATAAGTTTCCTGCATTTACCCCTGTGGTATTCAAATCATTTGTCGTAATAAATGTTCCTGCTAAACTAACGATTGAATTACTATCATCAAAGAAACTTACAGCAGTCCCTACATTACCAGCAAACGAGTTATTATCACCTTTTACATTAGTTAAAAATAGTTTGTTAATACCAGTAATACCTGCTACCGTAATTTGTGCTCCTCTTCCCTGTCCACCAGATGTTCCTACAGTGCTCGTAACTATTCCAACAACATCTCCGACTTTATATCCAATACCTGGATTAACTATTGTGCCATTTATCGCAGTTATCGCACCATCTGTAACACCAGTAATATCTAATTGTAATCCACTACCACCACCTGTTATAGCAAAAGTATCAACAGTACCATCCACATCATAATTAAAACCACCATCAGAAATTGAAACAGAAGAGACACTAGCACCAAAACCTGTAATGACAGCAGTGCTTGTAGAATTAATACCACAAATTTTTCTACCAGTGGTCAGTATTCCAGACAAAGTGTCTGATGCTGGTGACCCAATAGATGTAATTCCAATAGATCCAGTTTTAGGGAATGTTTCAATGGGATTATTTAATAAATCAAGATCGTTCAATTCTTGATTTTGTAATAATAATGAACCACTTTCTTCAAATTGAGCCTTATACATTTTAAATGTTAGATCTTGTTCCTGATCCTCTGACCATAATGCACCATTTTGTGATTTGAAAAGTGCTCCTAATGTATATTGCCTTGAATACTGTATTGATTCTCCTCCGGTTGCGCCAGGTATAGATTGAGGATTTAAGGCACTTTGTCCAGAAACTCCTGTAAATACTGTGTATTTGTCTGAATCTCCAGCAAGTAAAACGATTGCATAAGTTTCATTAGGACTTAAGTAAAGAGGTTCATCAAATGTAAATTTAGTTCCAACTGATGCATCTTCTGATGTTTGAATTAAAGTTACTTGTTGCCCATTTAAAGTAATTTCAGCATCAAGAGTTTTCGTTCTTAAGATGTTCATATTAGGTCTTGACCCTTCATCTGTTCCTCTTATTTCTAAAGTTACGGGTGCGTTCGGATCAACTGTTCTAAAAAATACTTCCACCGAGGTAACGTAAGCACCATTCTCATCTCCAGAAGTATTGAGAGCATTTCTAGTATTTGGATCTTTTGAACCTATAACAAATGTTTGTGCCAAGGGATCATAATATTCTGCCTCCAATATTAATTCATCAACCTGAGTAAGTGAGATATTTGTGTCAACAGTTGCCTCAAAATCAGCATTGATATTGAATGTTGTCGAATTGACTGTCTCTATTACTTGTTTTTCAAATTCTAATCTTGTTCCTTGAGATGTAAATGGAACTTGAGCGGCAAATATATTTGGATCAACACCTGGTATGAATGTTGCATTATCAGGACTTGAAGTTAATAAGAAAGTTTTTGTTCCAACGTTCCATTTTTTGTTCTCAGGGAAATTTGGATTTTTTACAAAAAATGTTCCTATTAGATCACCTTTTTCATCACTTATTAATCTTTTATTTTTTACATAAGCTTCGCATGCACTATTTTCTCCAACCAATTTAAAACCTGTATCTAAATATCCAAAATAATTTATATTTGATATATCAGATAATGCAAGTGTATCAATATTTAAAATCGGTGTAGTTTGAGAGTAATTTTGAGGAACTATATCAGCATTATCATTCTGATAAGAATAAGGATTAAATCTGTATGATTCAGTTGGATTATTAAAAGGACCAGATTTATGATCAGGTTTACATACTCTAAACTTACCTATTATTTGACCTTGATTGTTTTCTGCTCTGACTGTTTCACCAATTTCAAATGAGGAATTACTAGTTCCAGAACCAGCTCCATCACTTGTAGGTGACACCTCAACTAATTTTGGATTAAAATCAATAGTTTCTTTATCCAAAAATGTATAAAATCTTGTATATGATGGAAAACTTGAAGATTCAAATTGCACATTTCTTGATCTCATATATTGTGCTGTCTCTGATGTAAGTCTATTATTAATAACAGTGTCTGTATTTAAAACAGTCACACTATCAGAAGCACTACCATTCAAAGACAATTGACCAGTTATTGTGCTAGTTCCTGTAGTCTCCCTAAAAACTTGTGTTGAATTATTTGCAATTCCTTGTGCTTGTCCCTGACCAGGAGTTAATCTTAGTTGCTCAGTTCTAGTATTAACCTGCGTAATATCTCCACCCAGTTCACCACTGATTGTGGTATTTAAATTTAAATTTTGTGTATCATTTGTACCTTCTTGCCTTATTTTTTGACCTTCAACTTCAATAGTTCTTGTAAATATATCTGAAGCAGGAGTTAATTTTATTATTCCCATGTATGTTGGTATCAAAAATGGGTTGATATTCTCAAAACTAGTTGCATATTCTTGACTGATCCACTCCACCTCTTGATAATCGAGAGTTATTAATTGACCTGTTTTTCTAACCTTTGAATCAAATAACGGTTGATTTAGTTCTGAATCATATTCAACCAGAGGCACTGGATTTGCTAATTTTGGTTGTACTTCTACAGTGACACGATCTCGTTTTGGTATTATGACATTTGAAAATGTATCAACTTCTATGCCATCAGATAATCTATTATTCAAGAAATTTCTATTTCTAAATGGATCTACAAAAAATCCACTCTTAAATCTATTTCTACCCTGAGAATCTAATATTTGCAATGTTTGTACATTAGTTTCCAACAGTGATAAAGATGTAACTTCTTCTAAATTTGAAACTCTGTCTTCAATTGTTCCAATATCTTTCATCGTAAATCTTTTATTTTCAGTTATTAATAATGATGCATTTTCTGGAGTATAAAGATATGGTGGTAAATTGATTGTTGCCAACTTCATCAATTGGTCATTTCTAGCTGGAGCTTTTGGATTTATAGAGGATAATCCTTTTTCATAAACAAATTCACCTTTTTTAGTAAGGTATAAATTATCAATTCTAGGTAAATAGAAATTATAATTTAAAGTAAAACTTTCATTAGGTGTGATAAATTGTTTTATTGTAGAAAAATCTCTTGAACTGAAGGAAAATGGTGATATTGAACCGGTGCTTATATTATATACAGGAACTCTTGGTCTAAAATCAATTGTATCAGTTGCTCTGACACTAGATGATCCAATTGTAGGAATATCAAAATTAAATCTATCTTTATCATAACTTAAAACTGTAAATACATCACCCTCATCATTATTTGAAACTGAATAATAGTCAAATATTATTAACAATCTCTTTGATGGAGATGGAACATTCTTATTTCTTATAATTCTTGAATAATCATAATATTCATTTCTTTGCCCTTTATCCAAAGTATATGATTTTGTCAAATTCTTAAATTTTCCTACGTTTATAATGCCTTTTATTTTTGTTTGTAAATTTGATTCTGAAAAAGTAACATCATCTGATGATATAAATTTTTCGGAAGTTAAATAAGCAACAGATAATTGATTTGATGTTGGTTTGCTAATTACTCTAGCGATAACCGATTTATCATCACTAACTATATCTTCACCAATAATAGCATTGTTATCAACATCAATAGTTTCACTAAAACTTAAAGTATCTAATATTGGATCATTTTCATCTAAAGATTCAAATATACCTAAAACCTTCACCACATCAGGATAATTAAGTGATATTTCGTCATCTTGAACTCTTAAACCATATCTTGTATCAAATGTTAATCCGTCTTGAACAGAATTACTAATATTTCCACTCACACCTGATGTTCTATCTCGTGATAATCTTACATTATATACTTGACTTTTATTGTATATTTTTAATTTACTTTTTATTTCATTTTTCGATAAAGTTGCACTTAGGGTAACAGTATCATCATCCAATCCTGATAGTGTGTATGAAGTGCCATTAGTGGTAAAATTATCAGAATTTAAAGATTGTATTGTACCATCATCATTATGAACAGAATAACGTTCTTGATCGAAAGAAATAAAACTGGAACTAGTTAAATCAGTATCAGTTGCAACACTACTAGAAACGCTTCCACTACTTATAGTTTTACTAGGTATTTGTTTTGTTACAGTTAGATTAGAACGTGATAAATCAACAGATTCAACATTTGAATTATTTAACTGTTGGAATAATGTTCCATTACCTCTTACAAGGGGTGCCATAGCCTTCATTTCTGCTGCAGTAATATCTGATGAAGGCAATCCACCCTCGAATACACCAGCAACCGTAGTCAATGGCTCTATCTTTATTGATAGTCCGTCACTCGAAATTTCTGAAACTTTATTAAATGTTTGAGTACTTAGACCTACTTGATTGTATTTAAGCACTGACCCAACTCTTAAACCTGAAAAAGCTTGTCCACCTGCTGTAACAGTTGAAACCCCTGATCCACCACCACTAGATGCAGATATATTAACATTAGAAATACCATTTGGTAAATTAAATTCACTTAAAGATGAGTCTGCTATAAATCCATCTCCTGATATATTAGGGAAACCTGAAGAAGTTGGTTGAGATATGGATTTAATTCTTTGTACATTAATTCCTGATACATTAGTTATAGATCTTCCTAAATCTATACCATTGACGGTTAATTCTTCACCTTTTATAAATGTTCCTGCTGTTTGACTTAAAGTTGTAATTCCTACAATGTCTGCGTGATGAGGTCTGACAAATCCAGATGCATTTGAACTTTTACCTTTTACAAATGATCCCTCAGGTAGTGTAGATATACCAACAGGTAAATTTAAAGTTAAAGTTGAGAATGTTTGAATATCAAATAATCTTAAATCCCATGTAGTTGTTGCTCCAGTATATGCAGAATCTTCTAAATTAAAACTATAAACCCTCGCACTTCCAATTATACTTCCAGTTCCTCCAAAATTATCAAATAATTTAACAACTGTACCTTGTTTTGGGATACCTCTTACATTGTTAACTTTTAAAATATTACCCATCTCAAAATCAACCGCACTGTTTGTTGCGATACCTACATCTCTAGGTTTATCAACATCAATTATATTTGTAACGTTTCTTGAAACTCTATGTCCTCTGACATATGACAATCCGGGTGATATTTTTACACACATCAAATCATCAGACGGTGTATTATTTTGATCTGTTAATTGGTCACTAAAAAATAAACCATTATTACCTAATTTATCATTAAGTGAGTTATGCACAGATGGTATGAATGGTTTGACTGAGTAGTTTCCAGATTCTTCAAAAGTTCTTTTGGCAAGTACATCACCTAATAGATTTAATTGATTATTATCTCCTTCACCAACTTTTTTAATTTGACCATCATCAACTATGAATAATAGTATAAAATCAGTATCATTTTTATCACTTATTAATTTTTTAGTTAGGGTAAGATTTATTTTTAATCTATCAGCACCAGGTGCTGCAAAATTTGTAAATCCTGCAGCGTTATCATATAATGAATTATCATCTTTTGCACTAATAATTGTTTCATCTACTCGTAATCCCACACGATAAGATGGTTTATTTTCAAAAGGATCTAATATAATTGTTTGTTTACTAACATTAACAAAATAACCTCTTAAATAGTAAACACCTTGATCAATATGAGCTAAAGATCCATATCCAGTTGAATCATTAGAAATTAAAGATGCTACAGGTGTTCCTGCATTAATAGTTGTATTTCCATAGGTTATATTCTCATCACAAGTTATAGATTCTCCATCTTGAAAAGTATCAAAACTACTAAAAGTATTTCCAGAAGATTTTTGATCAATGTATAATATAATTTGATTATTATTATTCGTATCGATCACAGATGATGTAAATTTTACGTTTCCAGATATCCCTGAAGATTGACCTGTAATTTTTTTACCTGTTAAATTACTAATATATAAAGATACGTCAACACCGAAGTTTGTAGAATTTATTTTTAGAGCTCTTACATTATCTTGAAATGATGTATCACCGGGTATTACTTTTGCTCCATCCTTAAACACGTATGTGCTTAATTTAGATAATTGATCTTGTGATATTGATTGAGAACTAGTTAACTCTCTTGCTTGAACTGGAAATCCAGGTTTAAAAAGAACTTTGTAAAAATTTTTAGATTGATCAAAATCATCATAATATGGACTTGTATTTAAATTTGTTTTTTGTTTCATTTTACTTAAAATTCAAGAATGATTTTTACATCTTCTTTTTGTCTAGAGTTTCTTTCGACCAATTCTCTATTATCTACATAGATAATATCCCCTGTTTTTTTATTTATCTCCTCTTGAGAAATCCCATCTGTAAAATTGACTCCTAAGTTTATTATTTTGTTATTAACAACTGTTGTTATACCACTAAAATTAGTGTCAATGGATTTTGTGAATTGTAGATCAGGATCTGTATTATCTGATATAATAGATTCAGATGTTGATTCAAATGGAACTACTTTAGATTGCTTTGATATGCTAGTGTTGTCGGTTTGATCTACACCATTTACAAAATGTAGAGATCTATCTTGAAAATATTTCAAAACCTTTGTTTCTTTATCATATGATGCTATGTATCCCCTTGCAATATCTCCATTTGTTGTTGTTTGAGTAATTCCAACACCAACCAATGATTGAGTTATTCCTATATCAGAGGATAATTTTAAGGAAGATAATGAACTAAACTGATTGAGAGTAAACGTGCTTCCAGAACTAATTTGAGTTGGATTTTTAATTATCCCAATCTGAGAGAATTTAGTATCTGTTGGAAAATCTTTTGTAGAATCATCAAATCTTGCATAAATTAAAACTTTATCAGATCCTAACTCTTTGTATATGTTATGCCCATGTCCTTTTGAAGGTGGTATAATCGGGATTAATTTTGCTGCATTATCAGCACTTAAACTTCCTGCAGGATTTATTTGAACTGTTCCTAAATTTACCACACCAAAAGTATAACCTGAACCTCCTGATGAGACTTTAGCACTTGAAATTTTTCCAGTTGTATCAACAACAATTTGCACTTTTCCACCAGACCCATCACCTAAAATATCAACTTCATATGTTCCTGTTTGATACACAGGACTCACACCACTACCTGCATTTTCAATATAAACTTTTTTTATTTGATTAAAGTTTACATCAGAATCACCTGCGTCTCTTACGTTTTGAATTTGACTATCAGTTGATGTTTCCCAATCATTAGGTAAAACAATAAACTCCGTTGAATCAAATTTAATAATATCAGATGGTGAAGCAGTGAATAGATATTTCCATAAATAACCATCACCACTTGTTCCAGCAGCAGTAACTTCTAAGTCAGTAAATGTTGGTTCATCTATAGAAACATTACCTTTAATATTTGTGCCACTAGATCCGTTATCAATGCATATATAAACTTTAAAATCACTGTTTACAACATAAAAATTTGAATCAAACAAATTACCTGTATCACTATTCGGAGCTGGGTTTACTATTGTTTGATAATCATGTCGATACATATCATATCTGGTATTAGATATCCAATTGTGTCTCTTTACGACTCTACGTATGTTTGCACTATTAACTTTTTTTCCAAAAAGCATAGTGTCTCTATAATGATTAAGATACTGTAAATTATCAATTGGTGCGGGTGTTTCAGTTTGCCAATTTGAAGTTCTACCAAATCCCACAATCGTATTTGAAAATGGTATTTTTCCAAATGGGTTTACTAATCCTAAAAATACGTAGTAAGAATCATCACCTGTTAATACTGAATTAACAAAATTATTAGCATTGAATATTCTAAACTGATCTGTTACAATTGCTGGCATTATTATTGTTTTTTTAGATATTTATACATCATTAAATAAGATTGGTTTCTAATGCTCCTGTTTTCCTTAGAGTATCATTACCTGATCGTCTAATTATGATCGGGAAAGTAGATAATCCTACGTCCACAGTCAATCCTGTGACTCCAATTGATATTGGATTTAAGGATCTAGTCAAACTCGATATTTTCCCAAGAGAAAATTTACCTATGGGTATACCTGCAGTATTTATAGTTGGAAAGACAGTGCTATTAGAATCAATTGTACACGTTATAATTCCGGTGATCGTATTAGCACCACCAACAACTCCAATTGTTGTTAAACCTGCAACTACATAAACATTATCAACAAAAGTTGTTCCTATACCAACTATATTCGTATCTGCTCCATCAGTAGATGTAATTCCATTTCCAACGGTTGTATCATACACGAATAAAGGATCACCAATTGCGATAGGACCTAAACCCTCAGTATTTATTCCTGTGAATTTTATCGCTAAAGAAGAATTAAATACAGTTGTTCCGATACCTGTTATAATACCAGAAACGTTTTCAAATATTATATTAGTTCCTGTAATTATTTCGTCAACCACGGGTGACTTAGGAGCAAGGACTTTGGGAGGATTGGTATTTGTGTAACCCAAACCAGGATTAGTGATATCAAATGAACTTACTGATCCATTTGTTATAGTTGCAGTTGCAGTTGCAGTGGTTGCTATTCCAACATGATTTAAAGGAATTCCTGTTGTTGGTATACCTATTGATAATTGTATTGAGGACTCTGTATATCCACTTCCAGCATTAACTATATCTAATGATTGTATTGTTCCTAATCCTGAAACAACAGCTGTAAACGCTGCTGCTACTGGATTTGTTACACCCGATATTAAGTTTAATTCAAAATTAGGACTAGACTCATCCTCATAATTAAACAATGATGCATCATCTACAAATATATCTGAACTAGAATCTGTCACATTTCCAATTACTTTTGCGGTTGGAAATACCAATGTTTCAATCAATTGTCTTGTTTTAGGTAATTTTTCATCATTTACTGCTAAATCTCTTTTTTGTTTCAACAAATCAAAGGGTTTGAAATCTACTTCATTAATACCTTGATTGAAATAAATGTTTGTTTCAACTTCATCAGAATCCTTAATATCAAAAATTACTCTAGAATCTTGTGAGACACTATTAGGAATGCCTGGATTTTTTACTATTTGAACTGAATCACCTTTTTCTATAGGTGCAGTTTCAGCATCTACTTGTAACGAATCCTCTCCAATTGTTCCTCTATAGAAAAATATTTGAATATCATCATCATTTTCTGGGGGAGTTGTGAACGATAATGATGTTCCTCCTTCAAAAATATAATTTTTATTTGGTTCTTGAAGAACTCCGTTTCTAAAAATTATTAATATATTTGAAATATCACCAGTAAAATTCTGACCCTCCTCTATACTTAATTGTTCACCATCATATTTAATAGGAAATCTTACCCTTTGTCCATTTTGTAGGGGTCTAATAGAATCAATAAAATCAAATTCTCCAAATTGATAAAAAGTAAATCTATCATTAAATACTCTTACAACTTCTAATTCAAAATTTGTAATAGCAGAATCAAGATTTATATCAGTAACAAGACCAACTACCGTAAATTTATCACCAAATTTAAACCCGTTTCCATTTCCGTTCACTTTAAAGTTTTTAACCTCAAACAATGTAGAACCAATACCAACGTTAGTAGACACTGGTCCAACATTCAAATCTATGGTTATATTTTTCCCAGTGTCATATGTTTCACCTATTCCAAGTCTTGATAAACCAGTAATACCTAATCCAGAGTATGATGGAGATGATACGAATATCTTAGGATCTTTATAATTTGAACCTTGTGCTGCAATATTAAATATTGCTGTACCACCAAGACCTGCCACAGCAGTAATATTTGCACCTGATCCAACATTAGTCCCTACATTCACACTGAATACATCATCATTTACTTTTGTGACACTTAATGATGCACTTCCTCCGGCAGGATCAGTGGGTCTAGGATAAGGATGATCAGTAAAGAAATTGTCTTTAGAGCATCTGAATATTAACGAATATTCATCAAGAGTTATATTATCACTTGTGGATAATCCATGATCTGCCACAGTAAATGTTACTACACCGGATACTGGATTATATAATGCTTTAGTTGGTGTTAACTGTGCATTATCACTGCTTCTATTGATTGCCCCATTATTTGCAGATATAAAACGATGCTCATAACCAAGATCAACAACAGTAACTCCAATACCACCTATTCCATGATAACCAGATCCAAATGTCAGATCACCATACCATGGCAACACTTCTCCTCCACCTTGATATTCATGAGTTGTTTCTCTAATTCCTATATTAACACCAAAGACATTGGTCGCTCCAACTGAAACCACAGAAAATGTACCACCAATTGATAGTCCACCAGAGAAAGGTAAATTATTTAATTGAACTTCATCTTGACTCTGTTCACCGAATACCCAGTCTGGATCAGTTTGAGTTTTTATAGTTAAAATTCCAGTATTATTATTATAAAATGCAGTGATTATACCAAGAGATGAACCTGTGGTTGCGACACCAACAATATTGCTAATTTGTCCATTATCTAATACAGGTCTTATTTTAGCACCTACTAAAGGTGCAAATCCTAATCCAGGTGTAGATCCTAATGATACAATTACTCCACCCCTAGGTAGTTGATTTTGATTGACATCTTCATCACTTATTACGAGTTCATTATCAACTTTTAATCCTGTAAATGCGATAGTTGTTACTCCTGCGTTACTATCTTCAAAAATATTATAATTACCAGATGGATTGTTAAATGTAGTTGGATTTTGATAAATTCCATTTATCAACATTAATCCATTTCCAGTGGTTCCAACTCCAACCGTATTTGCACCTCCAACTGTAAGAGGGAAAGAAGAGTTTATACCTGTAAATCTATCAGAAATATCATCAAAAACAATGTTTGTATCATAATTATTTCTAAAATATACTCTACCAGCAAATGTTGATCTTGGGAATGGTAGATTACTTATTGTATCTGATCCTTGTGGATTTCCTATTGGTGGATTCGTAAAGTGTATAGTGCTTTCTTCAATATTAAATGAACCTTTAAAAAAGTTTATCGTTGTTGATTCAGAGTGAGATGATGCATCACTTCCTAGAACTCCACGATCTACCTGAACTAATGGGAATGTTCCAATGCCCGGTGAAATTGGTCCTGCAGACGATGTACCTACACCCACATTGTTTATCTTCATTAATTCATCATCAATCTTAATTATATCCTCAACCAAAACGGAAGAAATACCTGATATTGCAAAAATACTGCTTGATGCACCAATATTTCCACCATTATTAAGTAAAGTGTGTGATAAATTTTTAAGAGATATGGGATCTTGAATCAATCCATCAACAGTAATAATTGATTTTTCATTTCTTTTGGACATTGTAAACTTATGAGCATTACCCTCTCCTAAACTAGTAAATGTAACTGCAGTTCCTGCTCTTGTTGTTGATATTTGGAAAGTATTCTCACCAGTTTTAATACAGAATAAACTAGAAGAATCAGTTAAAACTGTATTGATACCTGCGGAGGTGTTTTTATATACTAATGATGAAGTTCCAACACCAACAACTGTTGATGCAGGTTTATAAAATAATTCTTCGTTATTTCTAAAGAAATGTTCATTTATAGTAAATTCACCAGTTGATGGATTTAAATCGTTTGAGGGATTAAAAGTTTTACTAAAAATAGGAATATTATTGGATTTAAGATCAAAATTAGTTCTATTAATTCTAACACCATTTATTGCATTGAATGATTTTAAATCAATAGACTCTTCTATTGTTCCGTAATTTAAATCATTTGCTATATTTTCAGTATCATTTAAAGTGTAAAAACACTGATTAAATGTTTTTACTGTGCATATACCAGTTAAATCATCTGGATAAAAATTAATTTTTATATTATTTGAGTCATATACACCTCCAAATGTTCCTAATCCAACATTATCATCAAATAATGATATAGACCCGACTGATAAGAATTGTGCCGGTTGAGTGAAAATTTGAGTTCCATCATGTATTGAATAAACTTGATGCAACGCTTTGGATGATCCTATACTTACCTCGACTACAGATTTAAATGTATTAAATAAATTTTTATCTAAATCTATAATTGAAGTAGTTCCTATACCCGTTGTTGTTATACCTTGATATGAAATACTTCTTTCTTGTCCCCCTATTTGATCATTTGATAAGAATCTGTGTTCACCGTTACCTGATCCAGTTGTTCCAATGCCTATTATTTTTGATTTAATTAATATTGGTTCTGATGCTTGAGTATTATTATAAAAACTTAATGTTAGATTTCCATTTGATAGATCACCAGTAAATGAACCAATTCTTGAATTAGTGCTATTGCTATCCACATAATACTCTGAATAGTAAGAATTAACGTTATCATGAGTCAAATAAGATTCTACAAATTCTATCTCACCTGTTGCACTATTAATGATTTGCGTATTTACAAAATATGATTCATATTCATCTGACGGAAGAGATATAATTGAAGTGGTAATTCCAGGTTCAGAAACCGTGTCTGAAGACATGAGTTTTATAACACCTAAACCTAACGTGCCTATACCGATAAGACGATTAGTTGAATTTGTTGCAGAAGTAAAATTATTTTTAATAATTTTAAAATCATAGTCAGTATCGAACTTATCTTTAGGATTAAATCTTAAAATATTTTCACCAGCATCATTAATATCAATTGAAAAATCACCAATAGTTTCATCATTAATAGTAATTTCATTTGTTCCAAAATTATTTAATTTTGATTTGGTAATCAAAACATTTGATTTACTTTGAGTAGATCCATTAGTTTCAAATGATTTTAATATTATTATCTCTTGTAACTCTAATTGTTCTTTATCAATACTGTTTATTCTAACAAGTAAATTAGTAAATGTTTTTTCTTTATCTACATCAAAAACATTTAAAAATGTATCAGGATCTCCATCTTGACTTGAAAAATCTTTACTTATATCATCTATAGTAAGAACATTATTAGTATCGCATCTAACAAAATCACTAAGTCTTATATTTTTAAATTCTAAAAATTTACTTGAAAGAGTAGTGGGATCTTTATCTCTTGATAAATCAATATTTTTTATTCTGTCAACTCTTTTTTGATCTATTAAATTTATAGTGATTACGGTAGATGCAGATGATCCTATCCCAACAGAAGATGATGATGATAATTCAGTGTCAGAAAAATTCTTTAATCCTGAAGTGTGAAGCATTTCATTAACAGGTGTTTCAAATTTTGTCCAAGGTATTTCACTCTTAACAGAATAAGAGAGATTTTGGAAGTAATCATTGTTAGGTGTTACTTGATTATCAATACTTAATTTTCCAATTTCATCATCCCATCCAATATTTTTTCTAGAGGAAAATCCTACTTTAAATATACCTTTACTTTTACTAATTTCTCTAATTTCAGCTTTGGCATTTGAATCTAAACCAATAATCACATCATTTATTTTTAGATCAAAAGAACCTGTAACTTTTATAAAGTTATCATTATATTTCGATATAAACAAATCTCTTATTTTACCATTAACCCTCAATCTTTCACCTTGTGTAAATTCAGACTTTACAATATTAAAATCAAAAACAGGATATCTAGATTTATTAATTATAGTTGCAAAATTATTTTGATTTGTAATTGCAATACCAACATATGTACTAAATCCTAAAGAATTTCCTAAGGAATCTATTCCTGTAGTTGATATTCCTGACACTGATACAATTACTTTTCTTGGATTTGTAGTTTTATTATATTCTGATACCCTTAAAAAAGAATACCTGTAGTCTGAAGAATTATGTCCAGTACCATCAAAAGGCAATTCCTCTCCATCTTCATCTACTGCGATGTATTTTTCAATACCCTCTATAAAAACTTCATCACCTATCGCAAATGGTTCTATGTTATATCCATTCAAAGGAGTAGAGATAATACATGTAAATGCAGATCCAACATTAGCGTTAAATTGAACTTTTTCTATCGATACACCATTTGTGTTATTTGTTGATATTATCTTTACACCATCATCTGGTAATCCATTTGGTTTTTCATTTATCGACACTTGTGATATAGTATTTTGATTCATTACAGGTTCTAAAGAACCACTATTAATTTCAAAACCTGATGTTGAATCTACGATAATAAGTCTAGGTTCACCAGTATAATTTTCACCTCCTGAAGTTACAGTTACAATCCCAATTGTGTTTCCATTTGAAGTTCTTATAAGTGGAGATACTGGAGCATCAGGAATTAAAGTTTTATCTGTGGAGTATTCAAAAGTACTATTTAAAATTCTTATTTGTTTAATATTTCCAATAGAATTAGATAATAAATCCAGAGTTGCATCTGAGGCAATGGTAGATGATGATCCAACTAACTTAGGTAGTTTTTTATATGATGTTCCACCAGATACTAACTGAACGTCTCCTATGGCATCCTGTGTTGATTTAGAAGTTGTTTTATAAGTTATACCTTTTATAAAGGTTCCTGTGTTTGTTAATAATGAACTGTTGCTGTCATATGATAGTCTTTCAGGTTCTTTGTCTAAAAATACATCAAATGTAGTTGAACCTATCGATGAAACAATATAATCTCCATTATAATTACTATCTGAATAATTTATTTGGTTATGATTTACAACCCCAGTATCAACAGTGCTTATAAACCCAGATTTTTCTAAATTATAGTATAGTTTTGAGGGTGTGAAATCTGGATAGATTCCTGAATATATGGTTCTATTATTTGGTGAAGTATATTTTAACTGTGCGTCATTTGTAGATAAATATTCATTTTTAAAATCACTATCATAATAAATTTTAAAATCAAATCCATTTAGAGATGAATCTGATAAATCAAAATCAAGAGTATTACTATTAATTACATTTATTTCTGGATTTACTTTTGAAATAGTTTGTGTTGATCCTCCAGTTGATCCTAATCCAACCACTAACGGTGGTTTGCTTTGAGAATCATTATAAGTTTCTGTTAATTTAAAATTATTATCGTCAACTTTAAAAACATAGTATTCTTTTTCCAACAATCCTTCAGGTAGAGTATCAGAATTATATTTAATTTTATCACCTGTTTTTAAATTATGAGATTGAATTGAGAATGTATTTGTTGTGGTGTTTATTCCTGTAGAATTAAATCCTATCTGATCAAATAGTAAATATCCAGTTTCTAAGTCACGTTTTACAATTACTTTATTTAAAGTTCCAATTCCAACTGTTAGATTTGGTTTGACACTCAAAGTAACTTCATCATTTTCTAGTAAAGTGTGTGAAGTGTTTAAAGTAACTCTGGTATTAAACTTTTTGACATCTCCAGTAATTTGATTAAATTCACTTTGGAATAGGTATTCATCATTATCATTACCCCCACTAATAGATCTAAAAAATAAACGATCAAATGATGGTGATAAACCTGTTTTTAAACCAATTAAATCTTTACTAGTGTTAACAACATATAAATCTGATGTAGGTAGATTAAATGGGAATGATGTAGGTGTTGTAGATACTGAAATTTGTGCTGCACCACCTGGTATTGTTAAATTTATTTTTTGATTATTATAAAATGGGTGATTTTCAAGTAATATATTTTGAGTCAATATATTTCGATTAACAGTTTTGTCTAAAAATACAAATGAAGTCTCATGATTTAATCCTGGTGTTGTGCCAACTCCGACAGATTCTTTTGGATTAAAGAAAACTTTATGATTTTTTGATGATTTAAAAAATGGTAGTTTTTTTTGTATTGTGAACGTATTAGGTAAAAAACTGATGATTGATGTAGCTGTATGTGAAGTGCCTGTCATCGATCTTTTTATTCTTAACACATTATTATCAAAAACATTCAAAATCGTCATGGTTTCTACACCAACTCTTATACTTCCACCAATCGATATATTTTCAGGAATACTTGACACCATTATTTCTGTTGTTAAACCCACAGTCGCTGTGCCATTAATAGTTGATATACTCCTTGATGTAAAAGAGGATACCCCAATGACATTAAAACTATCAATATTAAATAAGTTTGTTGATAAACCTGATATTACGACTGAATCTTTATCATTTAATAGATGAGGTATACCAGTATCAATAATTATTTCATCTTGATTCCATGTTAAAATTGCATTATCAGTTTGACTAACACTTGTATCAAGTTTAACTATATCTTTACCTTTCAATTTTGACACTCTTACAGATAATCCATCACCCTCTGTATCAGTATTATCAAAAAATAAATTATCATCAACTTTATAATTTTTACCAGAATTGATAATTTCTACTTTTTCTACTTGTCCTGTTGAGACAGACTCTACAATACTTTTTTGTTGTGTAATTTCATTTGTTTCAACTAAAAAATCATTATCTGCAAAAGTTTCAGATACTTTGTATGGGAATGTATTTCTTCTAAAACCAGATTTATTTAAATCGAAAGATTGATTAAAATCTGTAAAGTTTTCTTCAATGGTTTTTGATCTAAATTTATCACCAATAAAATAAGGAAATTCTGGATTACCATCTTTATCAACGATGGCATGATATGCATAAACACCATCAGGAAAATCAAAATTGGATTCAAATCTACCGTTAAACTCATCTAAATCTCCACTATCATCAAACTTAAAATCTTCAACAAAGAATTGACTAGAAAACCCTACTGGTCTATCAATATAATTTAAATCCACAACATAACTTGATTTTAATCTTTCAATATCACCTGTTGTAGCATTCAATGCATCAACTGGATTTTTAAATCCAAAAGGACCATAAATGGGATTACCATCATAAGCCCAACCTATTATTTTTGATTTTTCTGCTCCTCCGTCATCAAATGTTTCAGTGCTATAACCACATATAGAATATTTTAATTTACCTTCACCTTTTGAAATTAAATTTTTAACATTACCGAAATTTTTATTAAGAGTTAAAGATCTTACAGATGTATCAAAGATAAAATCGGATCCAGTGGGTTTGATAGTAATTGTCGCATCAGTTGAGTATCCTAAACCTGGATTAACAACTATTACATCGGTAATTCTTTGGTTTGTGATAATTGGTCTTACAACTGCTCCAGAACCGTTAGTATCATTGACAATTAATTCTGGAGTTGAAAAATATTCTTGTCCACCGTAATCAACACTAACTGAATCTATCTGACTATTAAGCACATTGACTTTCAGTGCTGCATCTTTACCATTCTTTATTGATATACTAGGTTTTTTATGATAATTTAAAATAGTTGAACCATAACCAGTTCCATTTTCATATAGATATAAATTTGTTATTTTTCCTTTGACAACAGGAGTCAATTCAACTGTCTGAAGTGAACTTGGATCTAACCCAACACTGTTAAAATCTATAAAACATTTTATTTCTGGATAACTAAATTGTTGGAATCCAGTTCCTGTAGATGAAATGTCAACAAAATTTTCTCTTGTAAAATTATCCGTAATCGTGGCACCTATACCAGCGTCACATAATTTAAATAAGTTTTTGTCTATTTTTTTAACAAAATAATCTGTGGTGGTGCTCAATCCTGATATTAATTGAGGTTGTGTAGTTCCCAGTCCCACAACACTAGAATATTGAACAATATCACCTGTCTCAAATCCATGATCATTAAATTTTATACTATTAAAATTAGTTACAATACCGGTTGGTTTTACTAGTAATTTTTTATTTCTATAATTTTTACCAGAATTTATTACTTTTATCTCTGATAAATTATTTTTTGACTTACTTACTCTAAAATTTTGAACACCAGATCCACCAGAGGTTAAATTAATTGGGTTTGTAGAAGTGCTTTGATCATCTGCATTATTATATAATCTTATTGTTTTGTTATTAAGAACTGATGCAAAATATGCTGCACCATTAAATAAAGTTGTGGTGGCAGTTGATACTGGATTTTTACTTTGAGTATCATATATTATTTCCTCTCCATCAACAAATCCATGCTCCTTTAAAAATGTTATTGTATTAAGTGTTGTATTAATTCCCCCTCCAATAAGTGTGTTTCGTGAATCAAAGATAACACTTCTAAATCTTTTTACAATAATTGGTTCTAAAATACAACCTTTACCGTTACCTCCAGTTACTCCTATTGAAACAACTTCATTTATATCAAATTCTTGAGGATCAACTAAAACATTTTTAACAGATCCATCGATTACAGGTTGAATAAGTGCAGTTGTTCCTATTCCTGTTGATACTACAAAACTAGGTTCATTAACAACATCAAAATCATCTCCACTACTTAAAACAGATACTGAATCCAAAGGTCCATAGTATATTTTATCAGTTGATTTGTAATTTGATATTTCAACACCATTTACTAACATGCCAATTGCACCTGGATTTGTTTTTTCATCTAATCCAGTAGTATAATCCCTTCTTAAAGGAAACTTTTTCAATAGTTTTTGAGGTGTTATTAATTTTTCTTTATGATCAATTAATGTAAAAGTATGAGTTGAAATTCCTGTTGGTGCTGTAAAAGATAAGGATGAATCACTTGGTATGCTACTTCTAGAATTGTATAATTTAATTTTTTTTAAATTACCATCAATATTATTCTTTATAAAATAAGAACCTGTCTCAAGTCCAACTAAAGGTTCACCACTCGGTTGATAGAATACCTCTGTGCCTGTTAAATAACTAACATTATCATCAAATGTTATTGTAGTAAATTCTTCTACATTATTTTTATCACCTAATTGACCCTCAGTATTCAATCCAATTCTTAAAGTTTTTTCATTTATTGGAACATCAATTAATTCTGTAAAAGGAAATTTTTCTGTAATTAAAGTCTCATTGTAAGATGGTAAAGAATTTGAAGCGACATAGGCAAAATCATTATTTTGATCAATATATAAATTTTGAATATCTGATGTTATTTTATTATTACCAAATGATATTTGTGCTGAATTATTTGATGTGAATGCTTTATTAACTTTTCTTCTTATTTTATATCTCTCACCAGATACTCTTGTAAAATTAAATCTTTCTAAAGTAATAGTATCATCATTAACTTTACTAATATATGGAGTATCATTATCACCTAAAGGATACACAACTTCGTTTGTCCCTGATTTGAGTAATTCAACTCTATCACCCTGTTTCAAACTTGATTTATCAATTTCAGTAAACAGAGTCAAAGTTGAGTTGCTACCAAATTCTTCTATTTCATATGTAGAACTAGTGTTGTAAACCCAAGAGTTTGCAAATACCTGTTTGTAATTTGTTTCAAGAGTAGTATCATTAATAACGTATGGATATCTACCAGAGGTGGGATTTAATATCTTATCACCCACATTTTTTACAAATATTTCATCACCTTCTTCAACATCAAATGATGCAATGCTTTCATATTCTTTTAAAACACCTGTAAACCTTAGTTCAACTTTTTTTTCTAAATCTCCGTTTTCATAACTATAATAATTTTCACTTGATCTAATATTGTCAGTTGGTGAAATTGTTGGTACATTTTCACAATCTAAAAATTGATTTATTGTTTTACTACCATAAGAAAATGTGTTTGATCCTGAAACTAATATTCCTGATGTTGCAAAACCAACGGTTGAATCTACTGTAACAACAGATGAATCTTTTGATACTGTCTCAAGGCATTTTGTATTAGGAATTATGGTAAAATCATCAGATATTTCAGATTCATTATTAAATCCAACAAACAGTTCAAATTTGAAGTAATTTATTCCATTTCTACTAAATGGTTCAACTTGAGAAATTGATGTATTAATATCTGTGTCTAAATCACTTTTAAATAAAGACTGCCCTATAAGTAAAAGTGGATTTCCAGAAATAACTTCAGCAATAGCAACATCTCTTCTAATATATTTTGCTGAAGATGGTTTTATAAGAAAATTTTCTAAGTTTATAACTTTGACAGCTACATCAAATAATGCTCTGAATAATATTCTAAAAGATTCATCTGTTCCTTTTGATCTGTATAATGATTTAGAATTCTTTAAAAAGTTACCAACATTTAAGTCAGTTGTAAAATTTGTTTTTTCGAGTCCTGGTGTTATTGTTGATTTGATTTTTTCATAAAATTCTTTTAAAAATAAAACTGATAAATTTTCAACAGTAGTTGATGATTGATGTTCGGATGCAATGGATGTTGAGAAAACCAAATTCTCTTGCTCAAGATCTGCGTGATAACTTGTAATGCCACTAAACCCACGTTCACAACCAGTAAATGTATTTGTGGTAATTCCAGTGTAAGTTATTATCTCATCATTAATCTTTAATAAACCATATTGATTTGGAAATCCTTTTGTGCTATTAACAGAAATTGTTTTATCACCAATGGTAGTGATACCAGTTAAAGTTGTAGAATTTTGAATTACATTCGGAGTTAAATGATCAAGATTTAAATATTGATCTAAATTATCAACAAGATCTATTGGTGCACTCTGATGTTCTTGAGAAATATAATATTGATTTAAAAAATCAAGGGTCTTCGGACTCTCATCCAAAATAAATTGTGGAAGTTGATTCGATAAAATATCCTGTATTTTTACTCTTGTATTAATACCAGTGCCGATCATATTATATACGTTTTAAAGTTCCATTTGAATAACTAGATGTATAAAAGTCCCTAGCAAATTGTACACCAGAAATATCATCACCAGATGCGATAACGTCTCTAACCATATTTATGGTGCTATCTCCAACACTAAAAGATACATATAAATCTTTCAATCCTAAAACATCATTAGATTCTGGAAATGCTTGTATTTCAATTATATTATTAGGTTTCTCTGTAGAAACAATATTTAAAGTGTTTAAAATTATTTCACCTTTTACATAATCAACAATACCTGCTGATGATTTAACTACAGAAAATACATTAGTATCTCCTGAGGTATTTTCCTTAACAATTGAAATAACTCCTGTTCTCATATCACTATTAGGTACATCAGTTAGATACACCATAGAACTAACACCACTAATAGTAAATCCTGTAGATTTAATATTAAATCCTGAAGTATTAACATGAAATTGGTTGCCAAAACATAATTCATATTGAGCAAATTGATTTAGTGATGCTTGTAAATCTCTTCTAATAATAATTTTTGTAATATTAGATGTAATTGCTGAATCTGTCTTATCAATAACTTGTAAAATTTTACTATATTTAAATCTTCCTCCAAATTTATTCAATTCAATTGAGTTGGAATATGCATTTAAATTTTCAATTATGCTTGTCTTTAATGTTGATGAACTTGATATTAAAGAGTTGTTATAATAAACAGAAGACATAAGTTCAACATATAATATTTTCAAATCTACTATTTTTTGATTTATACCAGACACTGCATATGTTTTTAGTTTGGATAAAATTTGTTGTTTTGAAAAATCAGATACAAAACTTCCGTTTTTTGGTTTTATACTTATATTAATTGTTCCAAATTCTGGTGGTTCAAGTTCTTCACCCCCAATCACAGATACGGACTCTGTATTCGGATATATTCTTTTTATTAAAGACTCATAATCTCTTGCTGTCACTGCACGGTTTTGTGATGAATATGTATATGGTGAGTAATATTTTATTGAATTTAATGATTCTATCTCAGATCCATTTATTGATGATTGATTAGTTGTTATAATAACTGATGACTCTGGGGTAACACTTCCACCATTTTGATTGACAAGAGAACCAGAAAAAGTAAAATTATCCACACCATTTCCTTCATCACCATCTGTGGTTAAATATTGAACGGTGATGGTATCACCATCCTCTTGACTTATACCGTGAGCAGTTCCTAATTTTCTTCCAAAAATACCATCTCCAAAAATCAATTCATATCTTTCGTCTTGAACTTCCCTTATAAAAAATATTCTTGATGATGATGTAACATCATTTAGTTCTGTTGCTAAATTATATCTTACTCCAACCCCACTATCTCCATTTTTCTTTATTGATACTCTTATTGTAGATGAATCAATATTTTGATTATCAAGAATGAATCTTTGATCTAGAGATCCATCATAAAGAAAAATTCGTGACAGATAAATTCCCTGATAAACGTTTACATTATTGAATGATGCTTTATTATTCACAACTGTTGATGTAATACTATCAACAATAGAGAAAGTATAAGATGATTCATTAAGTCCTCCTGTGCATACAAGACCTGGTTGCAAAGTAACAGTAGTTGTATTGTCAGGAACTTCTACATCAAAACTAATTTGAGATATTGCAGCAGTTTTTGATCTAGGTGTATATCCAATATTACTAGCTAATGAAACAACGTTCTCTCTTAGAGTTGCTGAATCTAAAAAAGACTCGTTTACTATCATATTAGCATTAAATGCTGTAATATAAGTGTTATATGCTAAAGTATCAATTAGCACTGAAAAATTAGATCCATCAAAATCAAATCCACTAAAGTTTGAATTTGATCTTAAATAATCTTTAATTTGTGTCTTAATTTGGTCAAAATCAAGATTTGCGTAATTATTGTAAGGCATTTTATCGAGTTGCCTCTAGTATGAAGGTGTATTCTTGTGTTGGAAATTCTTGACCCACAATATCAAAGATAACAGTTACTTCAAAATTATTATCATCTGGTCTTGGGATTACTTCAACTCTAACATTTTCAACTCTTGGTTCAAAATTACGAATTGATGTCAAAATTTGATCTTCAATTACAACTGCAGTACCAAAATCTACAAAATCAAATAAACTCTGATAGACATCAGATCCGAATAAAGGGTTAAAAAACTTCTCAGTAGGTATTGTTTGCACTATGTTACGCACAGATCTACGAACTGCACTTTCATTCTTTAAAATTGGTAGATCTTTGGTCACCGGATGTGGTGAAAAAGACAAACTTATGTCTTTATATGATCTAAATATCCTCGTTACTGGCATTTAACATAGTTTTTTTATTATTTATATCGAT